ATTAGAATGGTACTCCTTCAGGTAACGGAATTTTGTTCAACTCAGTTTGATACTTGCGGTCGCCAACAACCAAAAGAAGATTGCGAGCACGCTCAAGTTTCTCAGCAAGATCATAACAATCTTTCGCGCTCAGTTCATGCTGCGTCATCGTGTTTGCAAGAACATGATCAGCAGCATCGACCAAATCAATCGCTTCACTCAACAATGTTTCAGTTTGCTTTTTCATATCAACCCCAATCCTTGAAATTACCAGACGCTTCGTTGTCATCAAAACCAAGATTGTACTCAGCAATCTGCTGCTTGGTCATGAAACGCTCTTCAATCTCATCGCTGGCATATGTTGCCTCTGTGAAGAAGTGCGGACGACGAGGGCGACGATAGTAACTATCAGCAGAACCACGGTCATATGGACCACCATGACGACGATCAATATTCATTAGAACACCTCCGAAAAGCCAAGAGCAATATAGACGGCATCGCGCACCGCAGTGTCTAATGCCTCCGCATAATCTTCATTCTTGCTGAGTTCAAACAACATGATCTCAACATCACTCCACTCCAAAGATGCAGCACGAGCATCTTCGACGATCGCATGAACTGCATCATTACCACGATCAGTATACATTTCGTAATATGGAGTTTTCATTAGGCAACCACCTGCACGCGAGGGAACATCAGATCATCAGCAAAGTGATGACCAGGAAGCGGAGCGACAAAAGTGTCAGATTTGAATCTTTTATCAACCTGACCAAGCCACACACGCTTAATAGTTTTGGCACGGAAAGTGCCGTCAGAAAGCACAGCGGTCACAAGACCAACCATGTAGCAATCATCATGACCGACGAAATCAAGAGACTTGACAACATCACCAATTTTCACAGTGTTTTCGTATTTCATAAGACTATTATAGCATTTTCCAGTGAAAAACGCAATAGTAAAAAGTCGAATAAAATCAATAACTTACGAGCATGCTCTCGAACACTTGTTTTGCCTGTTCGAAAGTGGTGTCAGAGAGGCGAATCTTGTTGCCAGTGCTGCGGCATTCAATCTCATACATGTAATTTCCAACATGCCAGAGTGTGTGGCGAGCACCAAACTTGTCATTTCCAGACATGATATAGTGTGTGATTCTCACTTGTCGTCCTCCGCAGGGTACGGACCTGTGTAATTGTCCCAGTTGTCCATGATATATTCTAGCACCTCAGATTGAAATGCTGATAACTCACTCAATGGTGCGGTGTCGTAATTTGGGTCTGTTGGCCAATCGAATCCGAGGCGCACTGCGTCGAATTTCAGGCTTTTAATTGATGTGATTGTAGCCGACCTATACGCTGCGGCTGAGCGTTCAATTTCATGTATCATACAACAATTATCGTATAAGACACTCGAATTTACAACAGAAGAATTTCTTGTAAAATCAATAACTTACATGCTCTTGTCTCGCCGAGGAGAAAGGTGCGAGAGCGGTCCTATCTTGGGGGTTCCCCTAGTTCTGGGGGCAGGTCGAAATAGCGTATTCGGACTCCTGCTTCGCGCAGCATGGTTTCGGCGTGATCAATCGAGTAATGCTTGCCCGCACCAACGCCAGCCCACGGACGATTCGGACCAATGACTTCCTTGATTCCTGCTTGAATCAATGCACGAGTGCAATCAGCGCATGGCTTTGGTTCCCAATTTAGATATGCGCGCGAGTTGTTGAGTGAAACGCCAACGCGAGCAGCATTGAAGATTGCATTTCGTTCAGCATGCTCAACCCAGTGATACTTTTCTGGACGCTTCCAACGATCTTTCCAATCTTCTTCAATGCCTCTTGGAAAACCATTAAAACCCGTCGACAAAATGACATTATCATCATTAACAATCACGCAGCCGACTTTTGTCGACGGGTCCTTGCTTTTCTGAGCGATCAGAGTAGCCTGTAAGATAAACAATTCATCCCACGAGAGTTCATCACGAATCATAATATAATTCTCACTGTTTACTTAATGGAAATCTTACGAGGCTTCTGTTCTTCAGGAATGACATTTTCTAATTGAATAGAAAGAATGCCATCAGCAAGGTTGGCATCACGAACCACTACTGTATCAGACAAAACAAACTGACGAGAGAATTTACGACCAGCGATACCCTTTACAAGATATTCGCGAGTGTCTTCGTCTGTCTTTTTGCCTGTAACCTTGAGAGAGTTTTTCTCAGCAGTGATTTCAATCTCATCTTGCTTGTAGCCAGCAACTGCTAATTCCACATTGAATGTATAGTCGCCAGTCTTGACGATGTTTACAGGTGGGAAAGCAGTTTGAGTTGCTGTTAGTAGATGAGCCGCATTGTCGAGAGCAGCGAACGCATTTTCAAACCCAAGAGCAGTTGGAACAAGGCGATCAAAGTATGCGGATGTGAGTGATGTGATATTAGTCATTTTGTAACTCCTTATTAAGCAAGTTTATAGTTATGGACCCCAAATGGGCATCCAGTTCTATTTAGCCAAAATTTGTTGGTCCGTCGACTTTCCATTCTTCCATTGGAGGTGTTTCATTCGAAACAGCATACCTTTGAACTGGAGGAGTTTGAATACCTGTTGAACCAAATCCACCAGCGCGTTCAGAATGTTTTTCTGGCTTTGCATTTAGAACTACAAATTTCGCAGGAATGTTACTCACGACTTCTGCTTGGGCGATTCTATCGTTCTTTTTAATTGTTGCTGACATCTCAGAAATATTTGTCAATAGAACAAACACTTCTTCTTGGTAGTCAACATCAACAATGCCTTCTGAGTTTGCAAGAACGAGTCCTCGCTTGAGCGACAAACCAGATCTTGGATGAAGGCGAATGCTATAAGTTTGAAGTGGTGGGAATTCTCGCAGAACATCAGAATATGATTCTACAGTAATGCGCTGTTCAAGTTTAAAAACTAATCCAGTCGGAATCAAAAGACGCTCGCCAGGAGAGATTAAGATTTCTCCGTGGTTATTCACCACCTTCTCAACTGGACTATTAAAACGATCGTATCCTTTTACAACCTGCTCGCTTGGCTGAAACGAGAGATCAAAGCAATTAGCAAGTGTGGTGCCATAAGTCGGCATTTCCATATCATCACGAAGTTTATACACATTCAATGCTATCACAAATTATGCCTCTTTCTTTTTCTTTCCGATTGTATACTTGGAGACCAACTGCCACTGACTCTTATCCTTAAACGGAAGGATCTTAATCTGCGAAAGTGGTGCAACATTGTCTTTTGTTTTATCTGGACTTACAAGTTTCACAAGACCCCATTCAGCCATTAGATTCGCGATTGTATTGCGTCTCTGAATGTCATTGTCTGACATGTTGCTTGGCTTTCCGTCCAACTCAAATAGTTCCTTAAAGTGGACAATGTAATACTTTCCCTGTTTGTGGAGAATATGGCAAGACTGGTAAAGAATGTTATCATTCTTTGCAGCGACTCCGATGCGCGTGAGAGTTTCGCGAACTTTGAGGAAGTCGTCTTGCTTTTCTAATGTGACTTCTACTAATTTTTCGACCATGATCAATCACCCTTATATAACTGTTTTTTCATTTCGGTGATTTGGTCGTCGGAGAGGATCTTACATGCTTCCTCCGCTTTCGCGTCGGAGTATCCATAGTATTCCTTAACAACACTCAAATCACTACTTTGAGCCTTTTTATGCCATTTACTATATGGACGCTTTTGGGCTCTTATAATATTTAGGAGAAAGTCATATTTGAGTTTGTTGTCGAGAGTCGTAAATCGATTCATTTCGTTCGCCCAGAGAACTGTATCTCTATGATACGAAAGTGCACGATTAACCATAAATGACGAGTATGACTTCTCATCCTGTTCTGTTAGAAGAGCATACTCTTTCGTCTGAAGAATAGACGGAATAATTTCTTTGAAGAGATCAGCCATTGAACTTACACTCCACCATCATCTCAGTGAGACATGCGGTGAGGTTCAGTTCCTGATCAGCAACAAATGCAGATTGATACTGGTATTTTGCGAGAATCAAAACTGCATTTGGAATCGTGGACTTATCCATCACATCATATAGACTATCATAAATCTTACGATAGATTCGAGCAGGATCGTCACCACCAAAGTCTGCAACCCATTTGCGCATTGCTCCAAAGTTTTGATCTCTAAGTGCAGCCACAAGATCGTTTAATGAAACATCAGCAATGCTCGAAAGAATCCCAGAGTCGATCTTACCACTGACGCTGTAACGCTGAAGTTCATTCAGCACTCGGCGATAATCAGGAAAGTGTTTCTTTACAACTTCAGCAAGGACTGCTTTGTCATATGGGATCTTTTCTATACCGAGAATCTCTGCAGCACGCTTCATAAATGCAACAGCCATCTTTGGCTTGTCATCTTTACGCAACTTAAATTCAATTACTGCGCAACGAGAATGCAGAGGCTCAATGATGCGGTTCTTGTAGTTACAAGTCATAATGAAAGTGCAGTTATGAGCAAACTCTTCCATTGCAGCGCGCATGGCTGGCTGAGTTGAGTTTGGATTCAGATAGTCAGCCTCGTCGATAATAATGACTTTCTTGCCGCCAGTCATTGACATTGCACTGGCATAGTTCTTGATCTTGACGCGGAATGTGTCAATGCCTGACTCATCCGAACCGTTAATCATCAAATAGTCGCAGCCGATCTCATCACAGAGCGCACGAGCAACTGTAGTCTTACCTGTACCTGGTCCACCACAAAGCAACAAATGCGGAATCTCTTTCCGATCCACATAGGATTGAAAAGTAGATTTATATTCGTCGGGAAGGATACAGTCAGCGATAGTATGCGGTCGATATTTTTCAACCCACAATGCTTCATTCATAATAAAATTCTCCAATCACTTTATATATTCAGTCGGTTTCACATAATATTCATATAGTCCGCCATAATGACCAGATGAATATAGATTATAGTGTCTAGCATTATCATTAGATCCAATCCATGATTCTGCCCTTTCGCGAATTCCATCTAAACTATTTCGAGAAATGTAATTTATGTCTAAACTTTTAATGTGCTTTGCTGCAGCCCACCACCAATTTCCAGAGTAATGTGGAGTATAGATTGCAGTGGGGGATTGTCCTGGTCTTTTGTCTGGAACCCCAAAATGACCTTCAGCCCCAACACAATCATACTTGTCCAGCAACTCTGCGCATTGTTTCCAATTATCAATATTAAAATATTCTAACATCAGTCTCCAACCAGATTTATTTAATCTGGTGATTGGATGATTTTTTGTAACTCCAAGATTTGTAAAATACAAAACTTTATAATCAGGATTATCTAAACAAAAATTGTATAATGACATTAGTGTATCAATATCATCTGTGTGTATAGGATTTCTGTTTAATCTAATTTTCTCTAGCGTAAATGGTAAATTTTGTTCTAGACAATTAAAGCCAATATGGATAAACTCAGCCTCATTGTATAGTCCGCTAGTGCAAAGGCGATGCATTTGCTCACTATACAATAGTTCCCAATCATTTACTGGCAATAGATGATGGAATACTGCGATTTTCATACTATATCATTGATATTGTATTTCACTCAGTTACTATTTTACGCCATTTTCCATTAACTTTCAAGTACAATTCACCATCTGGTCCTGGCTTCAAACCAACAATAACATCTTTTCTCGTTCCAGGAACATATTTTGGTTCGTAGACATATAACTTTTGATATGGAGTTGATGTACCAAGATGCAATGCGCCGCTATTATCGAGGCGCAATTGCTCTTTTACTTCTTCGCCATATGTTGTATGAATAGAAAGGGAAGTGCCCTTATTTTTGTCAATTTCATCTACAATTTTTTTGCTTTCGGTATTCGGTAAAACAGCAACAGCGGCAACTACGCCACCTGTAGCCACACCACCAGCAAGTCCAAGATACTTGAAGAAATTACGCCTTGTTGCCATACTTACGCATCCATAATATATGAGTTAAAATGAGCAGATTCATTGCAGCAATACCATACACATCTGGAACCCAGTCTGTGATTGTATTGACAAGCGTGAAGACAGAAACTGCTAGTAGAGTCAAAATAATAGTCAATTCAACTTTAGATGAATTCATATCGATTTACTCCATGGTTCAAAAACAATGTTTTCAATTTCAGTAGTAAGTTGACCTTCTTTTCCACCTTTGGTGAATTTTGCATTGTTTAGTTGGTTTAGGTTTATGATTGCATATTCACCAGTAAACAACCCAATCCCAAATGCATATCCATTATACCCGCTTTTAATGACATGGTCAACTTTAGATTTTTTTATTGTTGTTTTGCTTTTTGTTTTCCCACACTGGACATCTATAGAAATATTTTTTGTTGGATCATAGAAATCAGGAGCACTAATTCTTTTAAACTCATTGGCATTTTTTAGATTATCTAAATTATCACCACCAATTCTAATCAATGCATTTAATTGCATCTTTTCTTTTATAAATGGAATGAAAAGATTCTCAATAACTCGACCAAGCATCCAATCGTAATAAACTCTTTCGTATGCTCTACCCTGGTTTCCAAGTTTTAGAATAAGACCAAATTTGACAACAACAGAAAATGAATTTTCCAGAAAAGATCTAACATTTAGATCATCATTTGGAATGATGAGTTCCCGTTGAACAAACTCACCAATCTCTATGATTCTTCGATTGTAGCCTTCAACTAACTTCCAGTTTATGTTATCTAAGTTTTTAGATAAATCTAAACCCTTCAAATGATTTTCAAATGCTTTTATATTGCTGAAGTTTGCTGCTTTACGATATTGTTTTGACATAAGAGAGGATGGGGCGGGGACGGTGAATTCCCACGGCGAGCAGTCTGGCGGATAGTGCCGTCAATAAAGAGGATTGCGCCCCATAATCTTATTTAGCCACAGTTTCGTAAATGGTTTGGAAGTCGCTCTGCTCTGCAACTTCTTCCTCATAATTACGCTTGTGGTAAACTTTCGCCAGTTTACGACCCAACTTCTTGGGAATCTCGCATTCATCCTGCATCTTTGCAAGAATCTCACGAATTAAATCTCGTTCTGCTTCAATACGAGTCAGCGAGTTTGAGATTTCCTGGAGGCATCCCAAAACCTTTGCTTTATCAATAGCCATGATTATTCCTCACCAAAGGTCGAATTTGCTGCTTCAATTGCGATGTAGTAGGTGATGTCGATAGTCTTATGCTTGAAGCGAGCCATGCCCTTCTTTGCAATCGACACATCATATGAACCTTCAAGCAACTTGAAGTTTTCGACCTTCATAACAACACGGAACTTTGCGCCTTCGCTGGTTCCAATCTCAATCTTAGATTGATCAGCAGAGTCATCCTTAATATCTGTCGCGATGAAATTGATCACCTCACCGTCGCTCTCAAACACAAAGTTTGGTGAGCCAGAGATTCCAGCAGAACGCTGCATCCAAGCAAGATCTTCTTGCGACAAACTGAATGAGCAATCAGGATCACCAAAGGTGATTGACTTCTCAGGTGGAGTGACGATAATCTTTGGCGAACAATACTTAATGTAGTCAGACTTCTTTTTATTCTCAGTGCTGATGTTGATCTTATCATCATCAAATCCAAGATCAGCATCTTTGTATAGAGAAATCTTTGCCAAGATCTTGTTCAGATCATACAACGCAAACTCTTTAGGAAAGGTTTCCTCAACAGTTGCCTCAACAAAAATAGTCTTCAGTGGAGAAATAGTCTTAAGAACATTTCCTGACTTAAACTGTAGACTTTGGTTTACAGTTGAAAAGTTCTTTAGAATTTGTACAGTACCTTCAGAAAGTTTCATAATTTAACATCCTCAATTTGCTCAACACGATTATTATATAATGAATCAACTAAATTGTCAACCCTTGTCTTCAACTCATCTAATGAACAATTATTGTCCATTACAATATCATAATGCGATCCAATCCAAGCCCATTCACTGTAATGAACTTCTGGATATGCATTACGCATCAATTCAGGTCTATTGTATAGATTGCACTCTCGAGCCAGAGCAAACCACTCAGGATCATCACCACGACGAACGCGAATAACACGCCCCCCAGAATCTCGAATAGCCTTGATTTCATTTGGGAATCTCACATCAGCAATTACATAATTATTCCATGGTGCTTGTTCACAGCGACGCATTACAGTATGAACCCAGAGGTCAGGATGGAAAACATCCCGTCCTGCCTCTGTGCCCATCAGTTGTAGTGCCAATCTTGGTGAGAATTCACGACCAAGTTTGTTTGACCACCACTCATCTTTTTGCTCACGCCATGCTCGAGATTCTGGAGTGTTACCCTCGAGCATTTGACGATCCCAACCAAAGATGATTGAACATGCATCCTTGAGACTGTTTGCGTAACTTTCTTTAAAAAAGTCATGTCGCTCAACCAAGAGATCTGCGACTGTGCCTTTCCCTGCTCCAATGAAGCCAACGAGTCCAACAATCATATAGGATTATAGAGATCCGACGAAGTTTGCAACGGCTGGCATGTCACCAGTAAATGCATATGTACCGATATGATGTGTCTTCATCCATGGGCACAACCAAATCTGACCACCGATCTTTCTCCACCATTGACAGAACATATAGTCTTCAGACAGATAACGATCTGAACGACCATGATCAATGACTGTGTCAAAGTATGCATGAATGTAGCGAGTGCCGTCGAAATTTGCCTGACCAACATGGTCTGGACGATAACGCAACTCTGGATATGCATCCTTGAAGCGACCAAACACTTCACGCTTGATGCACATGAAGCCAGTGCCAATTTCGAGCACTTCAACTGGTTCAGCAACCGAGAACTTCTCAGTTCCAGGAACTGGATTGAAGACGAAATCACCAGCCAACTTTTCCATTTCAGAAACAGCCAGATCAGGATGCTTCTTGATGGCTTCCTTAATTGCGCCCCACTTAATGGATTTCTTTGGATATGGACCGCCAACTACATCCTTGTCGAGAGCAAGCAATGCAATCACATCTCTTGGGTCGAAATGAATGTCTGCGTCAATGAAAAGCATATGAGTGAAGCCTTCTGCGCGAAGGAACTCATCTACAAGATAATTGCGAGCGCGAGTAATGAGAGATTCGTTAAAGATAAACGAGAAACGAACTTCAATGCCATACTGCGAACAAACAGATTGCAGATCAAGGCAAGACTTTACATACATGCCGTGGGCAGCACCACCATACATTGGGGTTGCTACGAATAACTTGTATGATCGTAGTTTCTCAATAGGGACTTCTAATTGCATAATTATTCACTCCAGTTGTAAAATTTCTTAATATATTCAAGAATTTTGGTTTGGTCATCGAGATTTTCGTTGACCATTGTCTCTATATAGTCCATGAGCGTCAGCGACCCCATGATATTCGAGATTTTCGTTGCTCGAGAATTCTTAAACTTATCGTCTTGATCATCCTTACGATCCACATGACGCTGTTCTTTGGTATCATGCGATGCAGTCAGAACAAGAACCTTAAACGAATTCGGAAACCACTCTGACAGTTTGTCTAAAAGTTTACCATTGAACAAACGATCACCTTCGAAGATTACATTCACTGAATGATCATTTGCGTTTGATTCATATTCAAGAGCGCTGAAGAATTTTTCTGCATCAGGTTGCACTGCCATGCTCAAACGATCTGTTCCTTGAAACACATTTCCATCGTTCACATATTTGCCAAGAATATACAGATTGAGTTTCTTAGAGTACATTGCGTCCAACAGTTTCTCTGGCTTCACAATCTGCCAATCATCAGCCATTGAAATCAATTTAAACATCAGAGTGGTCTTGCCAGTTGCTGGCTCGCCACCCATTGCAATCACTTTTACCATAATGCTTCTAGTCCTTGTTGTACTGGGTTTTCATCTGAGAACATCCAATCTAGACGATCTATTCTACCACTTCTTACATAAGAAGTAAACTTTTCTTTGTT